GCATTGGGCAGCGCGGTTCACGCTTACTTGTTGGAGCCAGAGAAAGACCTTGTTGTGCGCGGGCCTGAGACACGGCGCGGCAAGGCATGGTCTGACTTGAAAGATGAGTGCGATGCTGCTGGCAAGATATTGCTCACCGAGGCTGATTATGATCTGGCAAACAGAATGGCTGAGGCTTGCCTGCAAAACCGTATGGCAAATCATTTGCTCACAAATCCTGACATGCTGGCAGAGGCTTCATTCTTCGCCACTGAGCCAGACATTGACATTGACCTAAAGACGCGCCCAGATGGCCTCCTGCGCAACGCAGGCATTGTACTGGACATAAAGACGACCCAAGACGCATCACCCAGAGGCTTTGAGCGTTCTGTGCGTCAGTTCGGATACGATTTGCAGGCTGCATTTTATATGCACGTCTTGAAACTGAACGGCATTCGTGTGGAGAACTTTATCTTCATCTGCATCGAGAAGGACGCGCCGCACGTCACTGCGTGCCATGAGCTTTCTGAGATGTATTTGCGCCACGCTCACAACCGTATGCTTTCTGCATTGGTTGACATAAAGCAGGCGATTGAGACTGAGGAATATGTCACGAATTGGCCTGACTTGAACACGATCCACTTGCCAGCTTGGCTGGACAGTGAAGAAGCGTTTTAACCTATCCCAGTGCAGGGGTGCTGCACAACATTGAGAGGAGTTGCAAAATGCAACACATGATTACAGAAGTCGTCGCACGTTACCCGCGTCTAAATTCCACTTATAAGTTCGACACTTACGAGAACAAGTCAGTGAAATGCGATGCGTTTGATGACGGCGCAGCATACGAAATGAGCTTCGTAATGTCCGATGAGAAGGCAAAGGAGCTGCATCGTATCTGTATGGAGGCATATTCTAACGCTGCGGCGTTGGACACGAAGCGCAAATGGCCAGAGAAGCCAGCAATGCTTCCATACAAACGCAATGACGATGGCGAAGTCGTCGGCAAGTGCAAGCTGAAAGGTGCTTATGGTGGTGACAAGACGCAGCCACCAAAGCAAGTTGATGCTCAGCGCAATAAGTTGCCGGATGACTTTATGCTGACCAGCGGAAGCAAGGTCAACGTGGCCGTTGTTGTTGTGCCATACAATACAGGCAGCTTGAATGGTGTGTCGCTTAGGCTGCGTGCTGTGCAGGTCTTGGAGCTTGCAGAGATGCAAGGCTCAGACGATCCGTTCACTTCGGTCTCTGGTGGATTTACGTCCAGCGTGATGAAAATGCCAGTTGCAGCTGCGGATGATCCATTTGAAATGCCTGTATCCACACCATCGCCAGCAGCACATGCTGGCCTTGACGACGAAATCCCGTTTTAAATAAATCAGAAAAGGAAACTACAATGGAAGTTACTATCGTTCAAAACATGCCTATCCCAAGAGCCAAAAATGGCCGAGGAGGCGCTGGATCAAAATATGATGCAGTATTGGATCAAGTAAGCGTTGGCGATTGCGTCCAGTTCGGGGCAAGCAACCATCAAAGGTACTTCTACAAACTCCTGAAATTGCGCGGGCGTAAGGGGGCGACGAGGAAGCATGATGGCATGTACTGCGTTTGGATCACAGCATGAGTGAAATGTTTTATGCGACCCCAAACCAGATGTATAGGATCAACAAGCTCACACACCTACTGAGTGGAGCTAGTGGGTCGCCATCTGCATCACTGCCCATATCAAAGTCGGATGCAGACGCTCTGATAAAAGATATGATTAAGGCAGAGAAGTTGCTGAGCAACTCAGATACCGAAGAGCCTAAAAAGGTTAAGAGGTTGAAGAAGGCGAAGCCAAATAGAGATGAAGAAATAAAAGTTATAAAAATCTCTATTTAAAAAAAGTGTGGCCCGACACTTACATGCCGGGCCACACAATATCACAAGAAACCCACCACAATGAAAAGGCGATAAGCAAATGTTATCCGATCAGAACAGAGAAAGCAAGTTTCCAGCCGCTCGCTGGTCGGAGTTTGGCAACACGATCATTCGCAGTCTTGAGTTGAAAAAGACTGCGCAGGGCGAGTATCATGGCCCATGCCCATCCTGCGCTGGCACGGATCGGTTTTGGATTAAAGAGTTTCAAGGCGAGGTCATGGTTCATTGCCGCAAGTGCAATGACTATAAGGCCATCAAGGACAGGCTGCGCGATATGTCTCTCTGGCCCCAGCCGGGGCATACGCCGACAGTGGAGGTAACGAGAGTTGATATTGAATGGCCGGAGCGTGACCCCATGAGCAGTCACCCATATCTTGAGAAGAAAAAGATTAAACTGCACAACGCCAAGATTGACGGCGATACGCTGACCATCCCGATCATTGACGTGAAGGGCAGGCGCGTTGGCGCGCAGTTCATTGATGCTGACGGCAAGAAAAAGTTTTCCTACCAGCTTCCCGTGATTGGCAACTTTAGCGTGATTGGCGGACCTATTCGTGAGTTTGCATATGTTGCAGAGGGCTGGGCAACAGCCGCGACTGTGCATGAGGCCACGGGCAAGCCATGCGTGTTTGCTCTAAATGCAGGGAACATTTTGGCTGTGATAGACAACCTGCAACAAGCCAAGCCAGATGCTGAGCTTGTCATTGCTGGCGACAATGACGATGCCGGGCGCAAAGAGTGCGAGCGCGCTTTCTCTGAGCTGGGCGTCGAGTATATCCTGCCTGACATGGAGGGCTGGGATTACTCTGACGTGTGGGTAAACCAAGGCCCGGCAGCGGCGAAGAAAGCATTGACCGTGCAGAGCGTCATGGATCAAATCTTCATGCCGGATGAGGCCATTCCCCAGCTCAGCCGCAACTACCTTGTGAAGGGCTGGCTTGGCGAGGGTCAAATGTCTGTGATCTACGGCCCATCAAACGTGGGCAAGTCATTCTTTGCGCTTGACCTTGCTTGGCACATCGCCTGCGGCGAGGAGTGGAATGGCCACAAGGTTATTGGTGGCTCTGTTTTATACCTCGCAACCGAGGGCGGCATGGCGTTCCACAATCGCGTGGTTGCGCTAAAGAAAAAATACCCAGAGCATAAGAATGTTAAGCTGGCTGTGCGCCCGGCCCCGGTCAACCTACTTGACGGCGAGGTTGACATGGCTGTGCTTGAGAAGCTGTGCCGTGAGGTGTCGAAGAAACACGGTCAGGTGAAGTGTATATTTGTTGACACGCTCAGCCGTTCAATGGCTGGCGGGAATGAAAACTCGCCAGAGGATATGACAAAGTTTATCGGCAATTGCGATAAACTGCGCGAGATAACAGGCGCACACCTGGACGTGGTTCATCACTCCGGCAAGGATAAAGCGGCGGGTGCGCGTGGCCATTCGAGCCTGCGCGCCGCGACTGACACAGAGATTGAGCTTGATTACGATGAGAACACTGGCCTGCGCACGGCAAAAGCCACGAAACAGCGTGACATGGAAACAGGCGTTATATTCCAGTTTAAGTTGAACGTCATTGAGCTTGGCGTTGATGAAGATGGTGACAGCGTTACGACTTGTACTGTTGTGCAGGCCACTGAAAGCGAGATTGAAGAGGCCAACAAGCCACGCATCAAGGGCAAGAACCAAGTCCTAATTCGCAAGGTGTTTGCGCAGCTACGCGGTGAGGGCGTCGGGCAGCCAAACCCCGGAGGGGTTGGGTGGCCAGAGCCAAGAACATATTGGGTTATCTCTGAAGAGACGCTGAAAGACCACTTCATCGGCAAGGTGTCCTCAGCCGCAAATCCACGCTCAACATATAAGCAAGCTGTAGACGCGCTTATTGGCGCTGGCCACATGGTTATAAACGATGGCCATGTGTGGTTCACTGACAACGAAGGCAAATGCAAAAATTTATAAGGAGGAAGGTTATGGAAGATTGGATAAACTGCCCTGAATGCGATGGCGAGGGCGAAGTTGAGCGCGATGTTTGGGTTCGTCAAAGCTCAACTTGGCATGGCGACTTTGGAAGCCACATGGAAGAATGCGAAGTCTGCAATGGCGTAGGCCAGATAGACCCCTTGGAGGAC